TAGCCGCGTTTGCCATCATTGTATATGTCAATGATCTGGTATTTTGGTGGCTAACTAATTAACTAAAGAGGAGATTTATATGAAATTACAACAAAAGTTATCTGCTATTCAGCAGAATATCAAGGTCGGCAAAACGCGCACCAATAAGTTTGCCAACTACAAGTATAGGAACTGCGAGGATATACTCACTGCCGTCAAGCCATTGCTTGATGGTTGCAGCTTAAAAATTACAGATGAGATTAGGTTGGTTGGCGAGTATGTTTATGTAGAAGCCACTGCCGAGATCAGTTTAGGTGAGGAACTTACGCAAACAAAAGCACAGGCTTTTATTGATCTGCACAAAAAGGGTATGAGTGCCGAGCAAAAGGTGGGTTCAGCCTCATCATACGCACGCAAATTTGCTTTAAACGGATTATTCTTACTTGATGACAATCAAGACCCTGACAGTTTAAAAAGCGCACCACAGGCGTCTGTGGAGTCTTCAGACGCTATTAAAGACATTATGGAGGACTTATGATTAAGCAAGGTTCTTTAGAGTGGTTTCAGCAACGCGTAGGCTCGGTCACGGCGAGTCAAGTAGCTAATGTGGTTGCCAGAACAAAGACAGGAACTAGTGAGAAGCGTAAACGCTATCTTTATGAGATTGTCGCAGAGCGCCTAACCGGTCAGTCAGTTGATGTGCCGGTGACTAATGCAATGCAAAGAGGAATCGATCTTGAGCCACAAGCAAGAGAAATCTTTGCTAAAACCATGAAAGATTTTAAGGTGACCGAAGCTGAATATTATAAACACCCCACAATTAAATATGCCGGGGCAAGCCCTGATGGGTTGATTGGAAAATTTGGTTTGTTGGAAATTAAGTGTTTAGGACAGATTGCGCACAGTCGTCAATTAGCAGAGCCTAACAGAATTCTTAATAAGGATCACGAGAAACAAATGCTTTGGCAGCAAGCCTGTCAGCCAGAACGAATGTTCAGCATATATCTATGCTACAACCCTGATTTTCCTGTTCGTCAACAACTGTTTGTGCAGAAACTACACAGGGACAACAAAAAGATTCAAGAGTTAGAAGTCGCAGTTGAGGATTTCTTGAATGAAGTAGAAACAACATTAACCAAAATAAAAGGAGAGTAGAAATGGCAGAAAATAATTTTAAAGATTCAATCAGTGTTTTTAAGAACGATCGTAAAACACAAGGGGATCGTCAACCAGAGTTCAGAGGCACTATAGAGCTATCTGACGAGATTATTCAGGCACTAGTGGACACCAAGTCCTATAAGATTGACTTATCGCTCTGGAAGCGTGAGGCAAAAGAAAATCACCCGATACTATCCGGTGCAGTTCAGTTGCCATACTCATTGCGCAAAGAGGAAATTGCGCCAACCAAAGCGCCTGAATCGTTTGATGATCTTAAAGACGATATTCCGTTCTAAACATGGAATTGCCTAACAAAAAATATGATCTGATTGTTATCGATCCACCGTGGAATTTAAGAAAGTTGAGTCATGATAGTAGACCCAATCAAGTTGATTTTCCATATGAGACGATGACATTAGATGATATTAAGGCAATGGATATTAAGTCTTTAGCAAAAGATCAATGTTGGTTATTTTTATGGACAACTCAAAAGTATTTATTTGAATCTAAAGAGATATTAGAGGGTTGGGGATTTAAGTTTTTAATGACACAGGTTTGGGAAAAGACCTTTGGTGTTTCAAGCGGAATGGCTTTGTATGGATTTAGATGGAACGCAGAGTTTATTTTGGTTGGGTTTAGGGGTAAAGCACCTGAATTGTGGGTAAAAAACAAGCCACTGATTCCATTAGTTTTTCAAGCAGAGAACATCAAGCACTCACGAAAGCCTTGTCGGTTCTACAACATGATTGCTGATCTTGGTAAGGATAAGATAGACATTTTTGCCAGATCAAAGCGTGAGGGTTGGGACGTTTGGGGCAATGAGGTTGATGATGATGAAATTAAGGCTGAAAAATCTTTTAAAAATTATGATCTATTTTAGGGCGGCAGTATGAATAAGGTGATTGAGGTGTTGTTGTTGTTTCTTGGACTGCTAGGCTTGATCAGCAGTCTCATGATGGTTTACTTATTAATTAATCTTTGAGGAGAGAATAATGGATACACAAATTGCATTAAGGTTTGATGGATCAGACTATGATCACAAAAGAGATGGCATAAGGCTCACAGGGCAATTAGAGCGGGTCTTTGATGTTATGAAATCAGGGGAGTGGATCACGCTGCGCCAATTATCAAACAAATCAAAATGCCCGGAGGCTTCGGCTTCTGCGCAGTTGAGGAATTTGCGTAAAGACCGCTTTGGTGGCTTTGAGGTTGAGAAAAAATATAGCCATATGGGTGTGTTTTTATATAAATTAAAAGCGAGGACAAAATGAAATATACAGAGGCACTAAGGTTGTTTGATGGTGACGCTTTTAAGTTACGCGCTGCCATGAGAGCAGATCGTCAAGTGATGTATTATTTGAGGAAAAATCTTAAAAATGGTGTTGATATGGAACTGACAGAGTATCGTCAGTTGTGTATTGAAATGCACTTTAAGCGCAAAGATGAGAGGATCAGCAATTGGCAACAGGTAGGTGAGGTGGCTAATAAATTAGTTGCTGATATGATCAAAAAGGAGGAGGAAAAATGAAATGGTTTAAACATGATTCAGACGCTTCTATAGACGCAAAAGTTAAACTTTTAATCATGACATATGGATTAGAGGGTTATGGATTATATTGGTATTGCTTGGAATTAGTTGCGAGAGATGTGTCCGCAAATAAGCTGACTTTTGAGTTAGAGCATGATTCGCAAATTATCGCAAAAGATTTTGACATTTCACCGCAAAAGGTATCGGAAATAATGAATTATATGGTTGAGATTAGTTTGTTTGAAAACGCAGATGGAATCATTACTTGCCTTAAAATGGCGGCTAGGACGGACGAATACACTCAAAAACTTATTAAAACACATACGCAACTTATCGGGACATTGTCGGGACATAATCCGACAAAGTCTGTATTAATAGAACAGAAGAGAAGAGAACAGAAACTACACCCGCATTTTGCGGAGTTTTGGACTTACTACCCAAAGAAAAAAGACAAGCAACAAGCACTCAAGGCTTGGAACAAACAAAAGCCAGATATGGTTGCCGTTAAAAAAGCATTGATAGCTCAAAAAAAGTCAGAGGAGTGGACAAAGCAAAACGGACAATTTGTTCCTTATCCATCAACCTATATAAACGCAAGAAGATGGGAAGATGAAGAGCCTGTTAGAACAATTGTTGAAATGAGGGCGGAAAACTAATGAATACTTTAGCCGATGTTTTATCACAGTTGACGATCAGTAAAGAGGTTTTGCATAAAAATGGTTATTACGATCAGGTTGAGGACTTTAAGGTTAAGACCACTGACAGTCTGGTAGATGATGTCAAAAAGTATTTTAGAGAGGAAAAGGGGCAAGGCTTATCACTTGGTTTTGAGTCTATGGACATTGATGAGAAGTTTTTAGTGAGACAGGGCGAGGTGACTATTCTCACCGGCAGTAGCGGGTCAGGGAAGACCACCTTTTTATCACAGGCATTGCTTAACATCATGAAATCAACCAATGTCATGGTAGCAAGTATGGAAATGCGTCCTGTTATCCAGATTGCAAAGATGATGATACAAAAGGGATTAACAAACCCGACTGATTCTGATATTGAGTATTTTTGTGCTAACTACAAAGACAAGCTCTGGATATTTGACGCCGATGGTGTGACGAGCGAAAAGGACATTAATGCTGCGTTGGTGTATGGTAAAAATGTTTTAAAAACAGAGGTTTTTGTTATTGACAGTCTTATGAAGATTGACAGTATTGCCGAAGATGACTATGGATCACAAAAGAAGTTTATTAACAAACTGTCTTGCCTAGCTCGTGATCTCAAGATTCATATCTTCTTGGTTGCTCATACAAGAAAATTGAGTGATGAGAATGTTGTGCCAGACGCAAGTCAGATTTTAGGATCGAGCCATATTAGAAACTTAACAGACAACATTATTTGCTTACATCGCAGAAAGGATATAGAACAGGCAATGGCATTAGGTGAAATATCAGCAACAGAGAATCCTAA